ATCATTAGATTTAACACAATCATTACCAGAAGAATTATCATTAAATTTAACACCAAGATTACAAGAAGAATTATCATTAGATTTAACCAAAATATTATCACTTAATCAAGAATTAGAACAAGAATTAATAATACTAAATAATTTAATAAAACAAAAAAAAAATCAAGATAAAATAAAAACAAAAATAATAAATGATAAAATAGAACAAAAAAAACAATTAATACAAGTAATAAAAGAACAAATTGATCTTAATATGAAAAAATTACATTATAATCAAGAATTAATAAAACAACATTTAAAACAAGATTTAGATCAACAATTACAAAAAGTATTAGAAAAATTAAAAGAATTAAAAGAATTAAAAGAATTAAATAATTTAAGTGAAATTCAAGATGAAATAAGATATTGTGAAAGACAAAAAAGAATATTAGAAGAAAAAATTATTCTTAATGCACAAATAGGAAGTATATTTGAATTAAATACACCTAGATATATGGAAGAATATAGGGTATTAAAAGATAAAAAAAAATTAAATGAAGCTTTAGGACAAAAATATTAGGAATTAAAAAATCTGAATATAAATAATTAAATATATAATTATATATTTAATTATAAATAAAATATATATAATTATATTATAATGAGTAATTATCTAAGATTTAATTCACGATATCATTTAACAAATCATAAAAGTCCACAAATACCATCACCAACTCAACAACCACCTCAATTACCACCTCAATTACCACCTCAACAACCACCTCAATTACCACCTCAATTACCACCTCAAAACCCATTATTTAGATTAGATCCTACACCACAAGAAAAAATACAACGACATATACCAAATCCCTTTATACCACCTACTAGTAATTTACAAAAATTATCACCAATACCAAAATCACAACCACAACTAAAACCAAAACCAAAACAACAACCACAACGATTTACTCCACAACCACTACCAATACCAAAACGATCTACTTATGATGATTATCTATCAGATCCAAAACGACCAGGAAAACCACGTATCCCAAATTCATCAACTGCTCCTTCATTATATGGACAAATAGAAGCTAATAAAGAACGATTAAATTTTCTCAGAAATAAAAATATGATATCAGAACAACGGCAACAAGAAAATATTAGAGCAAAATTAAACAAAAAAATAAAAGAACGTACAGATTATGCACAATCCCAAAGAATAATAAGTCAGACAAATCATAAATTAATAGAAAAAAGAAAAAATAAAGACTTATTAAAACTACAAGAAAGGGCAAAAAGAATACGAGAAGAAAGGGCTAAAATGGCTAAAAAAATACGAGATGAAGAAGAAAAAGCTAGATATGCTAGAATTGCTAAAATGGAATTCTCTTCACAACGTCCTCCAACTGCAGAAAAAAGTATTAAACGACAATGAATAAATCCATTATTACAACCAGTATATATAATAATTAATAAAAATATTTAATTATTTTTTAATGATTTAATAATTCTTTTTTTATCTTTAGTATTTAAAATACTAATATCATTAGTTTTATCTATTTTTAAAGATAATTCAATTTCTTTAATTGTAATATCTTTATTATAAGCAGATAATTTTTCTATTAAAATATTTTCTTTATTATTTTTAATAAATGAATTAGCAATTTTATTTAACATTAAAATTTCTAAATTATTTTTATTACTAATAATTTTAGATAAATTATTAATATTTTTTTTATTAATATTTTTTAATGATGTTTTATTTAAATCAGAACTAAATACAATATCTGATATTTTAAAATTATTATTTATTTTATTAATCCAATATGATGTATTAATACATGTATAAAATCCATGAATATTTTGTAAATACCAATTTTGATCTGTGTATATACTTGTTTCAATATTATCACCTTTAGAAAATGAATCTGCTATATTAATAATATTATTTAATAATAATTCCATATTAGTAATATTATTACAATATAATTTTTTAATATAATTTTCATGAATCATTAATGGTAATAAAACTTTTTCTGTTTCATATAATTTAATAATAATATCATAATCTAAATAATTATTTAAAATTTTATTTGAAGCATCAAATAATCCTGTATCAATATTTTTTTCTTTAGATTTAATTAAATATGTATTAACAATATTATTAGTAATAATATTGTTAATTTTATGATATGATAATTCTTCTATAATATTTATTAATTTACGTATATCAAACTGTGAAAAATTAATAATTTTAATTGAATTTTCATCAAAATTTTCTAATATAATATTTTCATTTTTATATATTTTATTAATTAAATATTTTAATTCATCTACAGTTGGATTAGTAAAATTAATTTCTTTACAACATTTTTTTAAATCATATAATAATTTTGAATGTTGATTATTAGATATAAAAATTAATGGAAAATTTTTAATTTTATTATTTTCTTTATAAATATCAATTATATATTTTTTTTCACTTGTTAATGTTATATTTTCTGTTTCATCAAATACTAATGCTATATTATTATTATTATTATTATTATTTATTGTTAATTTTGAATATATAGACATTATAAAATTATGATAGTCATTAAAATCATCTAAATTTCTATGATCTTTAATTTCATATGATTTAATTATTCTAACTATATAATTTTTTTGTTCTAATAATAATTTAATTATTGTTGTTTTACCAATACCCTGATTACCAGTAATAATAATACTTTGATTTTTTATTTTATCTAAATTATTTAACCAATCATTAAATAAATTTATTTGATTAGCATTACCAATAATATCATCAATTATTAATGGTTTATATTTATTAATCCATAAATTATAATTTGTCATATATTAATTAATATAATAAATATTTAAAATTAAACAAATATAATTTTATAATATTATTAAGTAAATATAAACTAGATTATAATAAAAAAATCTTTAAAAATTATTTTTAAAAAAATATCTAATTCATAATATATAATGGATAATAATTATAGTAAAAAATCAAATATAAATATTGATCATGAAGTATCTAAATTATTTAAAAAATATGATGGTAAAATATCTTCATCAGATATTTTAAGATTAAGACATAAATATGATGATGATAAATTATATGAAGAAATTATTAAAGCATATAATAAAAAATATGTAACTATTCATAAACGTGCGTCTAAATTTGCTAAATTAATTATGAGAAAGTATAGTAATCAACAATATCCATATCATATATTATTAGAAAAAGCTAAAATATTTAAACAAAAATATAGTATGTCAGATGAAGAATTTGATCTTTTTGAAAAAATTTATGAACAAAGTTTAACAAGTGATAAAAGTCCTGATATTTTACCTGTTACCACTAATATGATGAATGTATTAGGTTCTATTAATGTTGATTTTCAAGGATTTTCACATAAATTAAATGATTCAGATTATAAATTTTTACAAGAAATATTAAAATTAAATGCATCATCAAAACCATTACATGCACAAGTATTATTACAATCTTTACAATATGTTGATTGTGATTTTGAAGCTTTAACTGGTCAATATAAACGTGAATTAGGTAATAGACCTGGTGATAGTATACATCCTGTTATTGCAGCTATGTTTTTACCAAAAATTGATGTATTAGATTATCATTTTTTACATTCTAATATTTCTGGAATAGTAAAATCTAGATATAATAACGAACCATTAAATGTTAGATCTGATTATTCTTTATTTTATTCTTTAATATCAGACCCTAATGATATTGTATGTAATAATAAATCAAGTATATTAGATTTATTAAATAGATCTAATATTCAAACACAATTATGGAATTGTGTATTAAATCTTCGCAATGGATTATATTATAATACTATTTTTAGAGAATTTATTACTTCTATAGATATGTGTAAATTAAATAAACAAGACAATCCTGATTTAATTTATGGTAGATATGATGGTACTATATTAAAACGTTTATTATCTGCATTTTCATTTAGACCAACAACAGTAGCTACAATGCCTGTATATAATATAATTACTACAAATCCATATCAACAAAATATTAGACCAATGGTTACACGTCTTTCAATAATAAATTTAAGATTACCACCAACTGTTAATGATAGTAATCCTATTAGTTTAAATGATGCACTTGAACAACATCAATTTTATTGGGAAAATGGTATGATGATTCCTAAACAAACTAGTATAATTCATTCTAATGGTGTATTATTTTTCTATGTTGATAGACGTGCTAATGTAATTAATTTTACAGATATGCAACCATTTAATATATCTAGACTACCTATTGCTGTTGCAGGATTTGAAAGATTAAATGATCGTGAAGTTGATTTTGATATGAATATTCATATTAGAGGTGATAATTATAGATTACGTTCTGTTGTTTTAGCTGAAGTTAATGAAAATATTAATCAACATCAAAATGCTAGTAAAGTTGTTATTGGTTCTTCAGCTGCAATTGTTATACCTATTAATTTAGAAAGAGGTATTACTGAAGTAGAATATCTTTTATATGATGCTATAGGTGTTATAGATACTATTATTAACCCTGCAGGGCAATTTACCACACGTAATCCTATTTCACAATTACATGGAACACCTGGATTAGGACCACCAAATACATCATTTATAGAAATGGCACGAAAAAGAGGTATAATATTTATGTATGAATTAATACATGATGTATCAAGAGGTGAAATTCCATATTAAATTTTTTTATTAATATTTTTTATTAAATTTTTTTATTAATATTTTTTATTAATATTTTTTATTAATATTAATATATGACTAATATATTAATATTAATAGATGCATCATATACTTCATTTTATAGATTTTATGCTACTATTAAATGGTATTCATTTGCATATCCAGATGATAATATTATTAAAGATTCTTCATATGATTGGTCTACTAATAAAAATTTTATGGATAAATATACAAAAATGTATTTACAAAGTATTATTAATTTGATAAAAAAAAAAATTTTTAATAAAGCAAATATTATTTTTTGTTTAGATGCACCATTTAATACATTATGGCGTACAAAATATGGATTAAAATATAATTATGATTATAAATCTTCTAGAAAAATATTAATATTAAAATATGATTATAGTAATGTATTTAAAT